GACAACCGGCTTACATACGCCACATATCGGGACCGTGCTACTGGCAGCCCTCGGAGGGGCAGACGGGCGGAGCCGACAGGATTCCGCAGACTGACGACTTCGTTTCCATACCTGCTGCATCGGTGACATATCTGCCGAAGAAAGACGATCGTATCGTAGGCAGTATCATCGAGGCTGAAACGCCTCCAGCTGACGCACTGACCGTTATGAATGTCAAGGATCTCCGCTATGGATCCCCCAGAGTGCAGCATATCGAGCTGACTGCGAGGTGAGTATATGCTGAATTTCAAGGGCATTGAAATGGCTCCGGACTTCAAAGTCAAGTCGGAGAAGAACCTCCGGCAGGCTCAGGAATTCGTTGACAGCGAGTGCCTGAAATATCTGCCGGACTACACTCCGATAGCAATGAAGCGGTTCAAAAATCGTGGAAAAATGAGCAAAGCCCATAAGGTCGAACGCCCCGGCGTTATCATCAACACCGAGCCAAAAGCCCGGCGTGAATACTACGTCAACAAGGGCTTTTCCGGTCAGGGCAAGTTCTGGCTGGAGCGTATGAAAGCCGACCATAAGGAAGACATTCTGAAAGGGCTGAAAAAGCTATGAAAACACCTGTTATCGAGAGCGTAAGGAACTATATCCTCGGCTTTCCGGAGCTGAAAGAGGGCTGCCTTATGGTGGATATTCTCGGTTCTGAGCCGGTCGAGTATATGGTCGAGGGAGTTCCCTGCGATCCAGTCTATAAAAAATACGTTGACGGGAGCTGCATCAAGCAGTTTCTTTTCATTTTCGCAAGCAGAGAGTATTTCAGCGCTGACGTCAATCAGGCTATCGAAAACCTTGAATTCTACGAGAAGTTCGGGGACTGGATAGAGGAACAGAACGATTCCGGCGTACTACCTGATCTGGGCTATGGGCGTGAACCTGTCAGCATCGAGGTACTCACAAGCGGCTACTCTCTCAGTGAGGAAGCCAACACCGCACGTTATCAGATACAACTGAGATTACTATACGAGGAGGAATGATTATGTCTATTGTCGCAAGACACAAAAAGGTTGCGTTCTACGGCGTTCCTACCACAAGCGGAGGAACTACAACTATCGTCTATACAAGAATGCCGAAGTTCACGCAGCTCACCACCAACAAGAACCCTATCGAGTACAACCGCCAGTACGTTGACGAGCCTTTTCAGGAGTCGGACGTTGTGGGATACTCTCCCTCGATCGCCTACGCCTTTGACCGTCACACTGACAAGGCTGTGCAGACCGACATCATCAAGATCACTGACGAGGAGCTTATCGGTGACGATGCCGTAAGAAGCATCATCGTTGTAGATATCGACACCAGCGCTGCTACCAAGCGTGACTACGCTGTTATCCCCTCCACCGAGGGCGACAACATCAACATCTACACATATTCCGGCAACTTCAAGACAAAGGGCGAACTCATTCAGGGTACTGCAACATCGTCCGATGACTGGCAGACCTGCACATTCACCCCTGCCACATAGACAGCCGGGGACGTGTCCGAGGAACAGGAAGAACAGGACAGCAACCCCGAAGAACAGCTTGAAGAACAGGAAAATGAACCTGAATAATGAAAGGATTTGAGCCTATGAGCCTGAAAATATGGGAAGTCAATGGTCTGAGTCTTGAGCTTGACCTTGACGATGCCGATGTTATGGAGCGCTATGAAAAGGCGTTCGATGTTATGTCCGCTGAGGAAAAAACACTGCCGAAGGACGGCAAGGGCTCCGAGCAGATCAGAGCCTACTGCCAGATGTTCCGTACCCTTTACGACAATATCTTCGGTAAAGGCACGGCTGAGAAGATCTTCAAGGACGTGCCTACAAGCACCTCAGCCTATGACGATATTTATTTTTCATTCCTCGATGCCGTTCAGCGGATCAAGACAGCGGCTATCCAGAGCCGTGCTGAACGGCTTGCAAAATACAAGCCCACTAACCGTCAGCAGAAACGTGCGGCAGCTAAGAAGAAATGATGAACCTGCTGTATGAGCCGCTGCCGGAGTCCATTACCGCTGACGGTGAGAAGTACCCCATTGTCACGGACTTCCGGGAGTGGTTCCGTTTCTCTGATATGATCCGCGACAACGACCTCAGCAGCGAGGAGAAGCTGCTGTTCCTGACTGAATATCTCATAAAACCGCCGGAGCTCATCACAAGTGAGCTTGTCAGGGCGGTTTTTGATTTCTACGGCGCAAAGGCACTCGCTCCCGATCCGCCCGATTATGACGATGAGGACGAAGCTGAACAGTCTCCGCAGCGCCCGGTGTTCGACTGGAAGTATGACGCTAAGTACCTGCTTGTGGACTTCCGGCGCTACTACGGCATTGACCTGCTGACCGCTGAAATGCACTGGTGGGAGTTCCGGAGCTTGTTCGCCGGACTGCCTGACGATTCCCTGTGCCAGAAGCGCATAGCCTACCGCAGTGCCGACCTCAGTCAGATCAAGGATGATAAGCGCCGTGCAGAGATAGCCCGGATACAGCAGCTCATCGCCCTGCCGTATGAGATGACGGACGATGAGATAAGCGCCGTTTTTGAATGAGGTGAAAATGGAAAAGATACGCATTCCGCCGCTTGAACGCAAGTGGCTGCTCTGCCCTCACTGCGGAGCGAAAACTGTAATTTATGACAACACCGCAAACTGCTCCGGCGTACACATCAAGTGTACAAGAGGCTGCAAGCGTGAATTTGAAATAACGATAATCAACGGAAAACAAGTACACTGAGCCTATGAGCCGTACTGCCCGTAAGGAGGGGTAAGTATGGCTTTTGACGGCACTCTGAAATTCGATACAGCGATAGACAAGTCCGGCTTTGAATCCGGTCTGAGCAGCCTCGGCAGCCTTGCCAAAAAGGGTATGGCTGTTGTGTCAGCTGCTGTTACAGTTTCATCCGGTGCTATGGTCGCTCTTGGCAAAAGCGCTCTGGATGCATATGCCGATTACGAGCAGCTTACAGGAGGTATATCAACATTATTCGGTGCTCAGGAAATGAGTCTTAAAGAGTATGCAGCCAGCGTAGGTAAAACAGTCGATGCTGTAAATGCTGAATATGATGCACTGCTGCAAGCACAGGATAATGTGATGAAAAACGCATCCGCTGCATTCAAAACAGCGGGAATGTCACAGAACGAGTATATGGAAACTGTGACATCTTTCTCAGCAGCACTCATAGCTTCTCTTGAAGGTGATACACTTAAAGCTGCCGATATTGCCGATATGGCGATAGTTGATATGGCTGACAATGCCAATAAAATGGGCAGCTCTATGGAAAGCATCCAGAACGCCTATCAGGGATTTGCAAAGCAGAACTACACTATGCTTGACAACCTCAAGCTTGGCTACGGCGGAACAAAGTCCGAAATGGAGCGGCTTCTTGCAGATGCAGAGGCAATCTCCGGTATTCACTATGATATTTCGAGCTATGCCGATGTCGTCGAGGCAATACACGTTATCCAGACGCAAATGGGCATTACCGGCACGACTGCCAAAGAAGCCAGTGAAACTATCAGTGGCTCAGTTGCTTCCCTTAGTGCAGCGTGGTCAAATGTTGTCGTAGGAATAGCTGATGATACTCAGGATTTTGATGCTCTTATAGGTGATCTTGTTGACAGTGCTATTACAGCGGCTGAAAATATTCAGCCCAGAGTTGAGACTATCATCGGCGGTCTGACTAAGTTTATCTCCGGAACAAGCGGACTGCTGTCCGATGCTCTTGTCGGTATCACTGAATTTCTGCCTGATATGGCAGAAGCCGGTGCAAAGCTGTTCAGTGCATTGATCGACGGTATTACAGATAATATAGATGTTATCAGCGATTCTGCCCTGAAGATTATCGGTACACTTGTATCATCATTTATTGAGTTGGCGCCGAAACTCATAGAAGCTGCCGCAAAAGCGATAATCACTTTCGCAAAGGGCATAACTGACAATCTGCCGAAGATAAAAGCAACTGCACGTCAGCTCATCCTTGACCTTACACGCTCACTTACCGAGAATATCCCGGCAATCGTTGAGGCAGGCGTTCAGGTGCTTGTCGCTCTGATTGAGACTATCACCGAAAATGCTGATGTCATTATCGACGGTGTAGTAAAGGTGCTTGAAACGATCGTAACGGCATTGGTGGACAATCTTGACCTGCTTGTAGATGCTGCTATAATGCTGATACTTGCGCTTGCGACCTATATCAGCGAGAATGCGGATGAACTCTCGGAGACAGTTGTCGAGCTGATAGTAGAGATCGCAAAGGTACTCGTAGAGAATGCACCGCAGCTCATTGCAGCTCTGATAATCCTGCTTGAAGCACTTTTGGAGTGCTGGGTAGTATATATCGGAAAATGGGTAGAAAAGCTGGGTGAGGGATTAGCCAAGCTCGGAGAAATGTTCGTCGAGGGGCTTGGTGATATGCTGGACTCGATCGGCGATTGGGGCAGCGATCTCATCATCGCAGGCATAGAAGCGGCAAAAGGACTCGTAGACAGCATAGTCGATAAGCTGAAGGATCTCCCAGGAGAAATGGTGAAGCTCGGCAAAGATATGGTCGAAGGTATCTGGGAGGGCATACAGTCTGCCGGCGAATGGCTTGGAAAAAAGATCAGTGGCTTCGGCAGTTCTGTTGTCAGCAAGGCGAAGAAAGTTTTCCACATTAATTCGCCGTCAAAGCTTATGGCGGCAGAGGTCGGAAAACCTATCGCAGAGGGTATCGGCGTTGGTATGACTGATAATATCCCGGAGATAGGACGTGAAGCGGTAAAAGCACTGACGGACATCTCGCCGGATATAAAGGTCAAGGCTGTTCCTGACATTGATAGTTCAGCTTATACTGCACTGAGAGTTCAGTCGGCAGCGATAGACAGTTCGGCAGCTCAGGCGAGCCCGACATCTGACATCACCACAAACAACTACAATTACAGCACTGTCAATAATGCTCCCGACGGCGACCAGATCATTGAGCTGCACGCACAGTTCGTAGTCGGTGATGAGGTAGTCGCTGAGGGCGTTGCAACTGTTGCAGCTGATAAGATCGACCAGAAGCAGGGCGTTACCGTAAAGCTGAAAGAAAGGGGGCTTGCGTAATGATAAAAGGCATAACTGTCAATGGTAAGCACTCTTATTATAATTTCGGTCTGCGGCTGCTCAAAAGAACTATCGGTACCGCGCCGAAGGACGATCATACAGAGCGAGTGCCTTACAGCAATGTTACTCACGATTTCAGCCGTATTTACGGCGATCCTTCCTATGGTGAACGTACTCTCACTTATACCTTTGAATTCATGGATTTTCGCCTTGAATGGGCAGAGGAAAGCATATTCACTATCCTTGAATGGCTGCATTTTCCGGGAAGGGTGATACTCTATGATGATATGCTCCCCAATCATCATTTCGAGGTGCGCGAGCCTACGGTGAGCCATACAGAAAATCATGGTGTATACACGATAACGGTAGCTTTCAAGGCAAATCCGGCTATAAAGCCCAATCCTAACCTGATGTACACTGCTGATACAGTCGTCCTTCCGGACATTAACGGCGACGGTCTCATAACAGCTACCGACGTATCTATGATACTTGCCGCCTATGCACATATCTCAGCTGGTGAAGATACCGGATTGACACCGGAGCAGCTGAAAGCTTGCGATGCGAATATGGACGGCAAGATAACCGCGGCGGATGCAGCTCTGGTACAAGCATTCTATGTTGCTATCACCGCCGAAGAGTATGAGGGAACAAAGGAAGGTTGGGCAGATTTCCTTAATGACACTTTCAACAGAGGCAAAGGAGTGATTTGATTGTACGAAATTAAAGCAATAAACGGCAGCACAGAGAGTATGCTGCATGAAGTATCGGCTGAAAGCGACCGGCGTCTCACTGCTGGGCAGTTTGCCGAGGAGGTAAATCAGATACCCTCGTTTACATTCTCAATGTCTCCGGGAAATCCGTGCTTTGATGACGTGCTCCACGACAGGAAAACGATAGTCTCAATCAAGAACACTCTCACGAATGAGATCGAATTCGAGGGACCTGTGCTGATGAACACAAAGAGTATGAGTACAAGCGGCAAGCTACTCAAGACTGCGATATGTGAGGGCTATCTCGGTTATCTGTGTGACAGCGTGCAGAATTACCATAATTACTCGAACAGCGATGCAGCGGACTTCCTGACGGCTCTGCTGACCTATCACAATAATCAGGTAGTGCAGACGGGCTACCCGGAGAAGCAGATAACTCTCGGGCTGTGCAACATCACCGGCGACAATACCCACAGCAAGACGACCGCCTACCGCAACACGCTGGAGGAGATAAAGGTCAACCTCATCGAACGTCTGGGCGGTGAGATACAGATACGAAAGGTCAATGGCGCACTCGTCCTCGACTACCTCGACCATATCGGCACTACCTCCACTACACCTATCGCACTTGCCGACAATATGCAGTCTCTGGAGGTCAAGACGGATCCCTCAAGCATCGTATCGCTGCTCATTCCCCTCGGTGCTCAGCTCGATCCGGAGAACTCAGCCGAGCGCCTTGACATAACCTCAATCAACAGCGGCTCGCCCTATCTGGTGGATTCCGCTGCACTTGCTGAATACGGTCCTATTGCCGGAACTGTTGTTTTCGACGACATAACAACGGCTGCGAACCTGAAAACAGCCGGTCAGAACTACCTCGCCAACAACAACCGCGTGAAAAAGGCTTACCGGGCGCAGGCACTCGACCTCTCAACGATTTACAGCGACCGTCAGAGCATACGCTGCGGCAATACATACCCGTTTTATAATGCGCTGCTCGGCATCGACAACGAGGAGCTGAGGATAATGAAGCGCACCGTGGACATCTACAAGCCCTACAAGCCTGTACTCGAAATCGGCGACAAGGCGGAGCGGCTCACGGACATCACCACACGCACCACTCAGCTCATCGAGTATGAGCTTCCTAAGCAAGAGCAGAAGATCCTCTCCGCTGCCAGAGCGACTGCGACAGCCCTCATCAATGCCGGTATCAACGGCTATGTGGTGGTCAACGGGAACGAGATCCTGATTATGGACACGCCTGACAAATCTACGGCAACAAAGGTGTGGCGCTGGAACTCCGGCGGCTTTGGCTATTCCTCGAACGGATATGGCGGTCCGTACAATACAGCGATCACGATGAACGGCGCTATCGTTGCGGACTTCATTACTGCCGGAGTCCTCCGAGGAATGGAGATACTTAACGGAAATGGCAAGTTCCACGTCCATACCGACGGCAGCGTTGATGCCAGCGATATTACTATCACAGGCGGCACTATCCATTTCACACCTGACTCAGATCAGTATATTAATATGTCGATAGAGCATGATGATGCACGGATAGATTTATATCCTCTTGGCTTTGTTATTGCAGATACAGATTCACAAGTTCCGTACTCTATAAACATGACAGCTATGCTGACGGCATTCAAGAAAAATAACATCACCCAGATCTTATTCGACAATGATTCCGGAACGATAGCCGCAGAAGATTTCTATATAAAACTGACGGCAGGCGCATCATCTTGGGACTCGGTGCGTAACTGTCTCACCACTCTTGATAGCCGCGTCACGGCTTTGGAAAACGCATAAGGAGGGACGATATGCTAAGTTTCTATGATAAGATACCCGATATGGAATGTTTGCAGGGCGATACTCTGCCATCATTCGAGATAACTCTTAGCGAGGATGCTCCCGAAAACGGCAGTTTGGTACTGTTGATCTCAAAGAAAGAAGATCCTTCTCGTGTCCTTGTGCAGAAAACAGGTGCCGCGACAGAGGAAGGCTTTATCGTAAGCGTTACCGATGCAGATACTGTTCAGCTTGAGGAAGGCACATACCTGATGAACTTCGTACTGATTGCAGGCGGACGGAAGTATAAAAAGCTTTCCGGCTTCCTCCGTGTTAATGCGGCGCCCAGTCCCTTGGAGGTGTGATTTATGCAATTTAAAGCAGGCGGTTCAGTGAAATTCAATTTAAGGGCGGCAGCTTCTGGCGGTCCGGATCCGGACGCTGTTCACAGTCCGGATGTCCGAAATATCTATGCCGTGACAAGAGAAGAGTATAACGCACTCATTGAAAACGAAGAGGTCGAAGAAGACGGCCTGTATATCATTGTAAGGGAGGAGTAAGTATGTCGATAACAGGCTCAGGAACTCGGGCTGATCCGTATGTAGTAACGACGTGGGATGAACTTGCGAGCAAGGTATCAGAAACCGGTGTATACATCAAGATTGGAAACGACATTGACCTCAACAACGAGTACCCAGAGGGGTTAACATCCGGATTGACGATTAATTGTGCAAGCATAGACGGAGATGGTAAGACAATAAAAAATCTGTACTTCAAATCCGGCAGGCTTTTTTACTGCGAGGGCAACCGAACATGGGAAAATACAAATATAATCAACTTCGTGCTTGGCGACGGTAATAACGGAGCAGCGTTCCATTATAACAGCACGGTATATAACACGCTCACATTCAAGCAGTGTAAGCTATCTGGCAGACTTAATAGCGGACTTAACGACAACAACAGAGTCATTCTGGCGAGCGGAAGATTGAAATTCAACCGTTGCTCACTTAACATTTATTTTAGTGAAAATACCAGTACACTGTCAAACTCTCCCGACTGGCGCGATGTTGTCACATTCCTATATTGCAATGTAAATTTCACAGGGGTGACAAATAAAGGACTCAATATGCTACTTGACAACTCATACATCAAAGGCTCTCTACCGAGTGCAACTATCAGCACAACATCTTCACAAGGAACGAAAAGTGTGTACTCGGTGCTTGACATTGAAACAACAGAATGCACAGGTAGTTCCGGCACTAATCTGGTACTTTGCAATTCTGATAAAATCACTACAATCAGCGAAAATCTGACCTCTGTAACAACGTCACAGCTCACTAATGCTACGTATTTGAGCGGCATCGGCTTCCCGATACAAACGTAAGGCGGTGAAGCTATGGCAAATCTGCTTTATAAGAATTACAACACCGGCTGTTATGTTGGTTGGGTCAGCAGTGACGGAGATTATGAACCGAGCAACTATTACTATGGCTATGGTTCGTATATGGCATCTTACTATGCCGACTTAAAGCCAAACACAACATACACCATACAAAGAGTTGATACATCGACACGTTTCAGATTGGGTTTAACTTCACGGGACATTAAGTATTTATCGGCAACATCAGGAACGAGTATAGACAAATCTTTATGGGCTTGGGGCTATCGTGCAGATAGTTCTGAACCGATAACTTTTACAACAACGGATACGGCAACGCATTTGTGCGTGTATTACACTAATAACAGCGAATACAGCACAAGAGTAATGCTTAACGAGGGCGACACTATTCAACCGTATGAAGCACCCACTATCCCGTTCGGCTGGTCTATCCAGAACGGTCAGCTTACCCACTCGGAGTTTATAGAAATGCCCAGCAAGCCATTTGTGGGAGACTCACCGCTGTCGATGTGGCGAATAGAGCATAACGTAAACGGTGGTATGCCTTTTGTGCCGCTGATGATAGATTTGCCTGTTTATATTCCAAATTTCCAATTTGGAAGTGGTGACGTAGTTGATATGTACTACGGAACAAAAGTAGTATACAGCGCTTATTTTGGCACTCAGAGAATTTATTGAGTAAGGAGTGATATAATGGACACAAGCGTTATCGTATCAATGCTCTCACTTGTCGGAACTCTGGGCGGCTCTCTCGGTGGAATACTCGTCAGCTCAAAACTTACGAATTACCGTTTGCAGCAGCTTGAGAACCGAGTCGCGGAGCATAATAACTTCGCGCACCGTATGCCAGTGGTTGAGGAGCAGATAAAGGTCATAAATCACAGACTGGAGGATCTGGAACATGAAGATCAGAGAACGCATAGCTAAGTTAATAGACGTAAAAACACTTGTCACCTTTACGCTGACCGGAGCTTTTACATATCTGTCCGTCAATGGTGATGTCAAGCCGGACATCTTCGTGACGATCTACACAACGATAATCGGTTTCTACTTCGGAACCCAGCATGAAAAAAACAACAAGGAGGAAGAAAAATGAATGCACCATTCTGCGGAAAATTCTGCGTATCGCAGCAGTACAGTCCCGGTGAGCACGACGGTCTGGACCTTGTGGGGATAGATTCCAAGGAGGTCCACGCAACGGTCAGCGGTACAGTCCACTATGCCGGCTGGGAGAACGCCAACAACCACGCTCAGGGCTTCGGGCAGTACGTCTGCATTCGCGGCACTGACGGGCTGTTCTACTATTACGGGCATCTCTCGGAGCTGAGAGTGAAGTCCGGCGACCTTGTTGCCTGCACCGATGTTATCGGCATAGAGGGCAGCACAGGACAGTCTACCGGCAGCCATTGTCACTACGAAATACGAGGCGGCTTCTTCAAAGGAGCAAAGGTATATGACGTGTGCTCAAAGTCCGGTATACCTAACGTTCTCGGCGGAGTCTACGATGACGGCTACCGTCCCGGAACGGCGGCTCCTACACCAACGAAAAAGACAATGGAAGTCACAGTAAAATACGACGACCACATCTTCAGTGGCTTGCTGGAAGAGCAATAGAGTACATATATTTTCCCAAACACGCATAATAAAAAAGTATTCCCCAGAGGTACTACTCTGGGGAATTAACTGTTTGTGTTGAATGATTAATATCTTTGTTTCTCGTTTCTATAAATCCTTTGTGCCAAGCGATAACAACGCCTGCAAGTACAATTAATATTATTACATTAGTAGTCACCCATGCTTTAATTTTGGGCTTGTCTTTTTTGGTAATATTATATAGTGCGTTGAAACAAATAAATAAAGCATTGAGTGTTAATGAAGCGATTATTAATGAGACTAATATAATTCTATATATACTTGATTGATGCATATTCTCTAAAACTGAACTGGAGAAAATCATTCCGCCCATGAAAGCTAAAACTATACCCGAAAAAATGCCCAAAATTTCAATATAGCTTTTCTTCGTTTCATCAAGCTCTTTTTGAAGCTCTTCATTTTTATCATTGATATCCTTTAAGCTATCATTGATTTTTTTGTTCAACAGTTCATTTTCAGCGCTTTTCTTTTGAGTTTCTATAACATCATTTTGAAGGCGATTAACTTCATTTTTAATTTTACTTAATTGATCTTCGCCGGATATTTTAGTATCCCCATTATCAGAATATCTAATACGCGCAACATCTAAACTAAGATGATCGTATAGTTTTCTTAAATTAGAATAAATACTAAAATCTGAATTTTGTGGAATATAATTCTTTTTTATATGGCTAACATTAAAAGCAAGGTCGTCAATAGAACCACGGTTTTTACCTATTTGTAGGTTATAAAGAACCGCGAAAATATCGGAATAATAATGATGAAACTCTTCTCCATTAATAGGCTTGTATAATTCTTCAAACCTTTTATAATAATCGTTTCTGTCATTAACATCAGCCAAAGCAGTTCTTGAGGCTGCTAATTCGTATAATAGACTCTGAAACTCTTGGCGTTTTTTCTCTTCTATTCTATTGTCAATCATCATCTTTTATCAATTCAGTAGGAATAATTTCTTTGTTGCCTCTACCATTTTTAAATATCTGATCCCAGGCTCCGCCGCTTTTATGTGTCTCCTCAACTAAATCCCAAGGATTATCAACTCTTTTTTCAGAAATCACACTATCCATTAAAGCCTTATCGTTTTCACTGAAAAGATGATCACCTTTGAATTGGCATATTTCCATAGCACCATATCCACAATAGTCATAATATGCATCTGGAACAACAGGACCGAATTGCCAAGCTTCAATTCTTTCTGGAAAAGCAACCTCATTCTTCACTTGCAAAAATTTCTTTTGAATAAAATAAAGAATTTTTTGAAGTTGAAGATTACTAATTGCGTGTCCGTCATCAACACATTTTTCTATCACATAATCTGCAATATCTAAAACATTGTACATACTATTCCTCCTTTCAATTCTCTCCCTATAATTATTATACATATTGCAGCATAATAATGCAACATTATATATAAATGAGCAGTAAATAATTGGCTTAAACGTCAAAAACAACGGTTGATATATGTAGATAATGCACAGCCAAATGTTAATAAATTTGCATATAATTATATGTATCATTTATGGCATACTCCCCACGACCAAAAACGACATACATCGACACAGCATCCTATTGACCTGTGCGGTTCCTGTGGCATACTGTAAAACTGTGAGCGCAATCGTATCACTACATTACTCTCAGGCGCTTCACGCACAACCGCCCTGTATGGTCAAAATTCAGGGTGGTATTTTTTGTATCAAATTGTGTGTAAATTGTATGTAAAACGGAACTTTTTGGCTATTTTAAGCCGTTTGAAATTAAATAATCTTTAACTCGGTGCAAAGAAATATCGCGGAAAAGGCTATTCACCGTATCACATTTTTTAATATTCGGCTATATTTCGGTTCAATTGTATGTAAAATTGTATGTAAAATTTCTATGAAAAATTGCCCCTGCCAGAATTGACAGGGGCTGATGTCACTTGTTTATCTTCCTCATCTCGTCGATGAGGGTAGCGACGTCCTGATGAATGTAGACCTCGGCGGTCGTGCTGTAATTAGCGTGACCGATTATCTTCTGGAGGTTCTCCGGCTGCACGCCAGCCGCAGCGGAGAGTGATGCAAACGTGTGCCGGGTGCAGTGTGGAGTCAATCCCTCTGGATCTATGCCGGCTGCATCGAGAGCTGCACCGAAGACATCCCGGCGAAACTGAGCAGTGGACATCTGAAAGAGCCGACCGTCCCCGGCACGCTTGCACCATGATCGGACGAACTCCTTCAGCTCCGGAATAGCCGGAGGAAGCGGAACGATACGATCTTTACCGGCATCGGTCTTCTCCCCTCCTATAATGATTCCACGCTTGAGGTCTACGCTCTCGACAGTCAGGGCGACGACTTCTCCGATACGGAAACCGGTATATATCATAAATAGTACCGCTTGAACGTTCTGGTCGTCCGAGTGCTCCCAGAGACAGGAGATCTCTTCCCGTGTAAAGATACGCTTCTCCTTCTTCTCAAACTTTGGTATTTTCAAGAATTCCGCATAATTCTTGTTGACGATATCGTTCTCCATAGCGAATTTGCACAGCATGAAGGACATAGTTTTGATGATGTCGCAGGCGCTCTTGGATGTAGCGGCATTGACAATTTCCTGAAAGTGTGCGGTGCGGAGCTCCCGTATAGGCATATCCTTGACATCCTCGAAGCGCTTCCACATCGCGGTATACAGGTGTACGGCGGACGCAGAAACACCCTTGAAATGCACCTTAGACCACATCTCATATATTTCTGCCAGCGTGGCATTGTACAAAGCCGGTCTGCCGTTCCGTACAAAGTCGTCGAGAGCCTCTGAAGCTTCCCTACGGGTATCATAGCAGCCAATATACTGCCTGCCCTGCCCGTACTTGCTTGAAGGAGCAACAGCTAACCACGGCTTCTTGTAGCGCTTGTCATAGTGTATCGTGCCGGTGCCATGTTCACGCTTGTGATACTTAGGCTTCGGCTTGAGGATCTGCTTCTTGCCGCAGTAATTACAGTAGATAAAATCATCTGGTATCTCTTTCCTGCACTTCATACACAACATAAAAATGCACCCCTTTCTTGACATAGCGAGAAAGACGTGCTATAATTACATTGTTGCGATGTGTATTATGCACGTCCCCTCCCCTGCGGTGTTCCAGCACCGTGGGGGAGTTTTTTTAATAGGTATCTTTACTGAGGACATCCAGATGCCGTCTGTAACGCTTCGGGATATTGATACCGACAAGATAGCCGATAGAGTGCAGGAAGCTTGAAATAACAGCAAATCCGTCCTTGTAGAAAGCTTCTATGCGCTTATCCTTATACTGTATGCCCTTGTAATCCGGAGGGCAGATGAACGTCCAGTCAGCTCCGCTGCGGTCGAGGACTATGCGGAAGAATTTGTCGATGTCGGTATCCTTGAAACCTGCATTCATCAGCAGGATATGGTGCTCCATAGCCTCGTCTATCTGGCTCATAATGGCTGTCTGACCGTCAAAGGATATGAGGACGAGCAGCGGTTCGTCTGCTGTCATAGCCTTGGCAACAGCTTCCTCAGACGGGTATTTTATAATGTTCATTGGCGTTCCTCCTCTCAGTAAATGCGCTGCGACTGAACGACTTTGCCGACAACAGCGACGTTAGTCATCTCCTCACGCTCGAATATTCGTGGTGGATAGTAAGGATTGACCGAGGTAAGTGTTATCTTGTCGCGGTCGATGCGGACTTTCTTTACAACTCCGTCCTCGCCGTCAATGCGGACAACTGCTATGCACTCGCTGTCGAGTGTTTCCTGTTCGCGGACAAGCACACGGTCGCCGTCGTGGAGCTCCGGCTCCATGCTGTCTCCGGTGACGGTGAGCCAGAAATAATCATATCCCTCATGGAGTATCTCGCTGTCGGTGAGGATATAGCCCTCGATGTTGTCCTCAGCGTGGCAGCTCAGACCTGCCGCTACTCTGCCCACAAGCGGAACGGGGACGGTGCTCATACGGATTTCGGTTGCTGTCATTGGTTTGACTTGGGTGGGTTTATCCTCAAGTTCAAGAAATGTTGAAGGCGGCACTTTTAGAGCACTTGCGTACTTGGCGATACGGTCTTTACGCATATTTTTTATATTACCGCTCTCATATCGGCTGATTGTTGCTTCTGATACTCCGACAAGTTTTGCAACTTCGAGCATAGTCAATCCTAATTCGATTCTACGTTGTTTTAAGTCAAACATTATCGCACCTCCTTAATGTAGTGTAGCTTTATTATAACACGACATTTGCAAAAATGCAAGTGTTTCTTGAAATTAAATGAAAAAACTTGCGGAAACGTATTGACAATTCAAAAATCGTATGCTATTATATACTTACGGAAATGCAAGGAGGTGACACAGTGAATCCGACCGAATTCAAAATTGCTCAGATACGCGTTGGTGTGAGCAAAGAGGACTTAGCGAAGGAACTTTGCATCAATCCTACTACGGTATATAGGAAAATCAACGGGGAATCCGACTTCACGCTATCTGAGCTCAAGGTGCTGAAAAAAGTGCTCAAACTATCCAACGAGGACGTCGACCGCATTTTTTTTGGCGACACACTTACGGAAACGTAAGAAGCGCCCTACACCGCAGAAAATTAGAAAGGAGGGAGAGGATAAATGAAGATAGTAATTGAAGGAAAAGAAGATTTCCTTAAAAAACTCGAAAGGATACAAGAGCTATCGAAGGAGCTTTACAAAGAGGTAAGCTGCGTGGGCTGTATCTCAGCCTATACAGCGCTGAACATCAACAGAAAGGAGTAGACTATGGCAAAAGTAATGGTAGTTATCGGCATCAAGGAAGCGGCAGCGATACTCCGGGAACACGGGATGAAGATCTCGGATGCCGACCTTCGTGCCGGTCTGGAACAAAAGGTATACCCATTCGG